GGAGTAAATTCTAGCTGAAAGCCTTTAATTGAAAATGCATCTGAACTACTTTGATCATCTATCTTTAGTGCAACTGCAAATCCTGATCCTTCTACTGATTGTCTTATTAGTGGTATACCTGATGCATTATATGTTGCATTATTATATTGTGCAACTCCATATACTGCTGCACCTCCACCTGATGTTATTGATATTTTATCTGGTTGTGGTGTATTCTGATCATCATAATCATATCTAACTGCAAGGTCTGCTGTAACTGTTGTGCCTTCCCCTTCGTAGTTTAGATTAACCCTTTGCATATATTTTCTAATACCTGGATCACCCATAACCATATCTGGTGATCTAAATACTGCTAATATTGTAGAGTTAGTAGATCCATTAGCAAAAGTATTTCCTGTTTCCATTTTATAAATAAAACCATCAAATCCACCAAATACTTGTGTTTCCACACCACTAATAAAATCTGAATCTGTGCATGATGGTTTAATACCTATCATATCTGAATATTCAAAACCAATAGACCCACTGTTAGGATTAGTTTTTAATACACCTATAATTCCTTTTGCTGAACCTTGTGGTCCTGTAGTTGTAGGATAAAATAATCTATATTGTGATTTATCTCTAATAACTAAAGATGATATTCTATTTAATCCTATGTCATCAATTCTAGACTGTATCTGTCTAGAGATAGAACCTAGTTCAACGTCACCAATTCTTGCCGTACCTGCAATAGTTCTTAATCCATCTGGTGCTAAGAATATAACATCACCACCAATCTCCTGGATACTACCACCATCTCTACAACCTATATTTCTTGTAACTTCTTGTACTGCAAAATTACTAGATGTTGTACCTGTTAATTTATATATTCTATCTTCACAGAATATAATTAATTCATTTCTAAATACTTTTAATCCAACAACAGCTGAGTCAACTTTAAATGAACCAGCACCACTAGCTGATGTAAAATTATCTTCTTCAAACGGCACACTAAATATAACTTCTTGTGAATTAGTTGCACCAGCATAAAACATATGATTTTGAAATGCTTTTACAAATTTAGGATTACTTGGTGCTGTACCACCACCAGTTGCATTTACTACATCTACTGCAAAACTAGAATTAATTATTTGTGCAGGTGAATGTCCTGTTGCAATAATAACTTTATCTGTACCATCAAAATTAAATTTTTCAAAGTCATATGCTCTACTTGATGTGCCAAGGCCAGTTGTTAAACTTGTAAAACTACCTGATGTAGTTCCTCTAGATATATCACCACCTCTTGCAACTATAATTTGATTATTAAATACTATGGTGCAATCTACAACTTTACTAGTATTACTAGATCCTTCTGGAACTATATTACTATTATATAATGCTGTTCCACTAACTCTTCTATATCCACCTTTAATATCAGGTTCAAAATTTTGTAGTATAAGAGCTTCACCAGGAGCCATTGAAAACACATCTTTATTAAGTGTTAAACCTCCTGCACAACTCACTACAAATGGTGATATAAGATCTGTTGTTGGCATTATGATGTTCTTTTATCTGCTAATTTTTGTAATTCGTCTAATTCTGGTTTTAGTAATTTAAATTGTTTTAAATATTTATTTACATCTTCTCCTGTTCTATATCTTCTAATATATTCCCTAACTTGGGGAATAGTCATTTTATCAGATACATCAGCCATCATATTTAATTTATCATCAGCTCTTTTTTCACCATCCATATTATCGGTTACTTTCATATCATTTTTTTTATTTTCTTCAAATTTTCTTTCTTCTTTAATAGCCATTAGCTTACTCTGCCTCCTATATTTACAGCAATGCTTTCTGCAATTGTATCACTACGCATGTAATCATTTTTAGTAGCGTAGTCTACTTTTAATAATCTTAATTTTCTTTGGAAATCTCTATCTGCTAGTTGTGCATGTTGTGGGTCTGATCTAAGCATATAAGTATAATACTTAGCTCTATCTACAACTAATGTAGCAAATCTATCTGGTAAACTCATATTATCACCATGTGCAGATAAATCTGTATGTGTAGTATAATAATCATAGCTAACAGTATACTCACTTTTATTTGGTCTTGGGCTTACACCAAATGCAGAATGATCTGGTAATATGTAAACTCTTAATGGGTCTGAATAATTACCACTGTTATTTGTATCATCAGTTACTTTATAAATTTGTAAAAAATTATCATATGATATATACACTAATTTTCTAAGAGGTATATCACTTCTAGATATTCTTACATAATCTACATCTAATTGTACACCATCTGATTCTACATATATAAAAGATGTTTGTGCTGTAGCTGTAAATGTTGTATTTAATATAGCACCTTCTCTAAAATCTGTTACAGCTTTTGTTGTATTTAAATTTTGTGTTCCACCTGCTGATGTCCCTACTCTAACAATTAATGCACTTGTAGAACTATTAGGACTTAATACTCTAATTTGTAATTTATAAGTTTTGTTTGCGACAGTATTAATAGCTTGATATGCTGCTGCATCATTTAAATTTAATCTACCATTACCACTAGAAGTATAAGATGGTGATCCATCACCAGTAGTCCAACTATTTATATTAGATGTAAATTCACCATTAGTTACTAATTCTTTTGGACCCATAAAAAACGAATCCATATCTGCTTTTCTAAAGTCAGCAGGAAAATCATATTCTTTATCACCTACAACTAAATCCTGTGTAGTTCTTGTATACAATAACGGTATCTCACCTGTTTCATTGTATATATCATGAATACCCTTATTAATAAAATCTTTAACAGCAGTTTGTATACCTCTACTAGAACTAAACGTACTAGAGGTTAACTCTGTTTCGTTTAATTCTCTAAGTACTCTGTTTGTGAGTGTTAGGTAAGTTGTTGCCATTCTGTAATAACTCTAATATTTTATCAAGTTTTTGTTCTTGATTGTTAATTCTGTTTTCTAATTTTGCTACCCTTGCATCATTATTATTACCTAATGATATAATTCTTTGTCCCGAACTAGCATCAGTTTTTTTTCTTAAATCATAAGTTGTCATAAAATTCCTATTTGTTACAAGGGGTATATATTAAAGGGGGCATATAGCCCCCCTTAAAGTTATTTATTAGTTGTGGTCAGTTTCGTCAATACCTGATACATCACAAAGCACAGCCCAAACACGGACTTTACCCGCACTTGAATCTGCACCTGCTGTTAATATATCTAGTGTATCTGCACTAGCAACTACAACTCTAGCTGTAGCTGTAAGTGTTGCATAACCAGTAGCATTAGTATCGCCATCAACGTATCTGTCAACGTCTCCACCAGTGATACCTAAGTCCATAGTTGCAGAACTAGATAATGCAGTGATTACCTCAATTCCAGCTTCCATGATTAAAGTTTCTGCAGGAATATCCAAAGCGTTGATTACGTCTCCGTTTGCTGTTCCTGAGCTACTATTAATTGCTGAGATATCAATTGTATTTTCAACTAAATAAGGTGTTCTACCATTAGCAGGATGCCCAGTAGTTCCACCAGCACCTGTTCTATTATAAGTTGCCATAGTTCTCTATTATCCTCCTAATTACCCTATTGTTATTACGCCAGATCTTACTGCTTCAGATCTAAGGATTTTTCTTCCATAGACATGTAAGCCTCTGACTACGTCTGCGAATGAATCAGGGTCTCTGATTAATTCAGTTTTTGCGATATGATTTACAGTTGCAACTCCTGACATATGTCCGTATAAAAATGCAAACTCATTTGATCCTGAAGAACCAAAAGTATGAGATGCTGCAGCTCCACTAGACACTGCAATAGCATTTGTTGAGTACATGTTAAAACCAAATAATGGTTTGTCTGTGACCATACCATTTCTGATTTGTGATGCACCGCCATCAGCCATTACTGATTGGTCAGAAAGTTTAGCACCTGCTTTTCTCAATTGTTGAAAAAACTCAGGTGGTGCAACTAGCCATCTATTTTCTTCTGGCACATCATTTTTATCTAAAACTTTTTTAGCAGATGATACAACGTCTGCTAAAGTGTCAACAGCTGCGTCACCATCAATTGGTGAACCATCAGTTCCTGTGTCACTAGCAGATGTAGAAGCGTTATCATAGATAAACTTCAATACATTGTAGTCGTATGCTTTTTTTAATGAATATGCACCTGAAGAGGTTGCAAGAGCTTCAAAGTTAACATGAGATTGTCTTTCTTCAATATCATCTACTTTAAAAGCAAAGTATGAACCTTGATCAACAGTCATAGTTATCTGGTCATCGGCTAATACTTGTGTATCAACTGTTTGACCTCTAGCATAATCTTTAACTGTGATTGTAGGCTCTTTAATGATCTTTACTGTGTCACCAAAGTTTTCGATTTCTCCAGCGTAATCAGTGTTAGTTATATCTTCTACCACTGATGCTCTTCTGAAGAACTTCTGAACTTTCTGACTAAAGATTTGTGGAGTAAAATTACCTTGTGCAAGGTTCTGATATCCACTAGCGTTTGTAAAAGCCATAATGCTTCTCCTTGTTTATTTAGTTAGATTGTTATCTTTGTTCAATCCTACCTTCTAAACGAGCAAGGTCAATATCTTTTTCAAATTTTTCAAACTGATGAGGTTTTAATTTAGAAATCTCACTTGTTGTCCAAATTTTTTTCTTTGGTATATCAGATTCAGTACTTTTCTTAGTTTTAGAAATTGCTTTAGCAGCTTCTTTTTTAACATCCTTTTCTTCTTTTTTATTTAACTTGCTAATACCACGATCCATTTTATATAGATCAATAGCTCTAGCAGCTAATTTAGAGTTAGATGTATTTTCATACAACCAACTTTGAATAGTAGGATCTTGTTGTTCAGCCCAATTATGAAAATCATCTTGTGAACGAATATCATTAAAGTCTGGGTGAAGTTTTAAAAGTTCTACTTCAGCTTTTTCTTTTGCAATTTGTTCTTGTTGAAGTTGAATATCTTTATATTTGTTTTCAAGCTCTGCAGTTTGAGTAGTAGCTTTGTTCATTGCTATAGTTTCAACCATATCATAAACATCAGGGTACTCTTTTCTCCATGCCTCTAATTCTTCTTTAGACTTAGGTGGCACAAATTGTGTAGTACTTGATTCTAATTGTGTACGCAAAGATTTAAGTTCATCCTTGTGTTTATTAATTGTAGAATCATAGTGTTTTTTCAAATCGTCATAACGTTTCTTAAAAACACGATCTTCAGCTTTTGCAGGGCGTTCAGCGATAGGAGTAGCCTTTTGATCTGTTGGGTCTGCAGTCTCTTCAGATGCATCGGTGTCCTTCTGTTCGGTTGCTGCTTCTGCTTCTTTTTCTTTTTGTTCCCTTTGAAACTTAGCTAATTCACCTTTTGCAAATGCCTCAGTTTCTGCATCATCTTCTTCTCTGATTTTGCTATAAGGATTTGCATTTGGTATACTAGCTTTAGTTTCTTCAGAAACTTTCTTGTCTTCTTCCATTATTTTTACCTATTGGTTGAGTGCCTTATGGGTAAGGGTAGCTCTATTCCATAATTGTGGGCTGATACTATGCAAGTAAGCCAGAATCTACAGTATCCATTTCTGGTGATACCATATCATCTGGTTGATTTGCCATTTGTGTATCAGGTGGCACAGATTGTTGATCCATCGTATTAGGAACAGACTGTTGTAAGTCAGCAATAAAATTACCTACTGACTCAGTTTCATTCTGTCCTCCATATCTTTTAGCAGCAAAACTTTTTACTACTGATACGGGTATAATCATGTTCTCTTCATTTGTTCCTGCTGCATCCAATAAAGGAGCTAAACTAGGTTCAATTTTTTTAAGAACATTATTAACAGATGGAGATAGAACTGTAGCTAGTACAGTTTTTTCTTCATTTGTTAAATTTTGTACTTTCTCTGCTAAATTACTTTGTGCAGGTTGTTCTACTCGTTGTTGCACAGGTGCAGGTGCAGGTTGTTGTGGTTCTTGTTTTTTCTTTGCAAATAATTTATTCATTCCAGATAAATTTGCAGGTTTTGGAGTATTAGCACCTTCATTCATTTTACCTGTCATAGTTACTTTACCTTGCATATTATCTATTGCCATTATTTTCTCCCTGCCCAGTAACATAAAGGTAATATAATTTTTCTATATACTCTACCAAGCATATGTGTTTTACCTCTAAGTGATTGTCTCATATCAATTGTACTATGTACAGCAATATGTTCTAATATATTTTTAATAATTTTATTTGTAATACCTTTTTGTTTTGCATAATTAACTAAAGGTAAAAATAATTTATGATAACCTTTTTGATACTCTGGTGAAATATTACCATGAAACTTCATCCAAATTTTATTTCTAAATGATCCAAATCCATATGACTCATTCATCATAGTACATACTATTTTACCACCACCTTTACTACCACCTTCACCACCTGCACCAGCTCTTAAGTTAGGATTTTGAGATTTTTCTTTTTTTTCTGCTTCTTTTCTACTATTAAAATCATTAGCTTCTTTTTGAAAATCTTTAGTTTTTTGTCTAAAATCATTAGCTTGTTTAGAATTTGCACCATACTTTTTATCTACTCTAGCTTGACCTACAGTCATTCTTGTTTCAATTCTATTAGCTGCAGCCTGTGATAGATTTCCCTTAGCAGAATCTCTATTAAATCCTACAAATACACTATCTGCAGAACTTGTAGCTATTGTACCATCTGCTAATCTTACTGATGCTATTCTTCCAGGATCTGTAGATCCACCTAATTCACCTACAGTTGTATATCCTAAAGATTTTGCAGCAGAACTATCTGCTTCTCTTCTTCTTCTGTCTACATCAGTTACGCCAAGTATGGCATCTCCAATTGCAACTCCAGCTTTTGCAATAACTTGCATACCAGTACCAAATGCCTTAATACTTGTGTTATTTTTTACAAAATTTTCTGCTGTTTTAAATATATTTTTTTTAGGTTCACTTATTGGGTCAGGTAATGAGGGTTGTCCAAATCTAACTGCATCTGGTACACCAAATTGTGTAGCAGTTGTTTTTACTGGTGCAGCAACATCTGGAACCATAGAAACTCTTCTTTCAAAACCAGGTGCTTTATCTAAAAAATTTTGTTGATATGGATCTAAATTACTATAAGGTACAGGGGATCTTGCTCCAGGTAAATTATAATCAACAGGCATAGTCATTGCCTGTCTAGCTTGTGCAAATTTACTTGCAGCATCTCCAGTTAAACCTTGTTCTTCAGAAACAATTCTTGAATCACCAGCTGGGTTGCCTCTATCAATTAAATCTTCATTTACTTCTTGAGTACCAAATCCTGTTCTATCAGGTCCTACAAAACCTTCATCACCAGCTGCACCAACTCTTTGATCACCCGTTGTAGCCATTCCTACATTTGCTCTAGCTCTATCTAAATCTAAACTTAACTGTCTTAATTCAGGTGATGGTGCATCTTGATCTATTGCATTTTTATAATTTTGTTGAACTTGTTTATAATTTTGATAAGCTATATCTGAAGCACTAAATTGTTTAGCTTGTTCTGTTAAATTAGTATCACCAGTAGCTTGTTTTTGAATATTTTGACGAGTACGTGTACCTGTATAATCTAATTGTTGATTATCTCCTCCACCACCAGAGCTTCCTCCTCCACCTGTGCCTGGATCTGATGGGTCTGATGGGTCTGATGGATCTGCGGGATCTGGTATAATAGGATCTGCTTGATCTATTTCAGGTAATTTTAATTCAGGAAGTTTTATAAAACCAACTTCTTTTAATTTATATTCACCTGTAGTAGGATCTTGTTCTAATTCAAAAGTACCACCACCAACTCTGTTAGGATTAAATGTTTTTATTGTCATTGTTCCGTTTGTTCGCCTCTTCTAGGTTGAGTATTTGCCGCACTAAAGCCAGCTTCCCCTGGCATCGGTACATCGCCTGTTCCGATGTTGCCACCTCCAGCTCCTGTTGGATCTGTTGGCGAAGCTCCTGTAGGTACATCACCAGTCGGTCCCATTTGACCTTGTCCTCCAGCAGGGGTTGTATTGTTTTGATTTCCATTTGCCATTCCCATTATTTGTGCATAGATCGCAGCTTTCTCTGGATCATTAATTAATTGATCTGGATCAATATCTAAAGACTTAGCAATTTCAGTTAAACATGTATGCCATCTAACAAATGGTGCAAGTGCAGGGTTAGCTGCTGTTTGCATAAATGTCATTAGTCTTTGAGATCTTACTTCTTTCTGCATCAAAGAAGAAGTGCCTTGTGCTTTAATCTCTAGATCACCTATTATATGCGGAGAGTCATCATTAAATTGCATGTTCCAATGAAACAATGATTGTCCTAGGGGCTTTAGTAAATAGTCATCAATATTTTTAACTACTGTTTTAATACTTAATGCTGCAGCACCCATAAGCATTGACATACCTGATGCTGTTCTAGTTGTAGATTGTACACCTGTTGCACCATGTGAGTACGAAGGTATACCAGTTGCTTCATCAGCTAACTGTCTAAACTTATCAAACATTTGTAAATTTTCATATGCAGTATTAGGAAACTTTAATCCATGTACTGCTTGTCCTGTTTGACCACTTTGTCTTCTAAATATTTTACCAGGAAATACTTTCATATCTTGACCAGGTACTAGCATAGTTTCATCTACATCAAATACTAAATTACCTGCAAGTGCTAAGTTATCAATAGCCATTCTTGCATGACCATTCATAACTTGTTGTGAGTCTTCCATATTTTCTGGAATACCAATACCAAAAAATTGATATGGGTTTAATTCATATGGACATACTAAGTATGGTATTCTTGTAGGTGTAAATGGATTTTCTACCATTCTTAAAACTTTATTACCACATATCCATACATTAACATGTATTACATCAGAATCACCACTATACATTAAACCACACTCATCTGCAGTTTCTTTATCTATAATACCCCAATACTCTAATACTTCAAATCTATTTTTATATATACTTGTAATATTTTCTCTATCGTACAATGAAGATTCAAATCCTCTTGTTTGATAGTTAGGACCCATTGCTAAACATTCCATAACAGCTTCGGCATCAAACATAGGTTTGTTTGCTAAATCTTCAAACTGTGCTTTGTTATATGAATGTCTTTGTATTACATAATCACAATCATCCATATTAGTTGCATTAGGATCTGGATAAAAATCCCAACAACTTACTGCTTCTATAGATGGTACAGCTTTTGTTTTAGTTGCGTGTATTCTTTGTATATTACCTTCATCATCTTCTGCTGTAGAAAATAAATTATATTCTTTAGAATCTGTAAAAGGTCCTTTTAAAATTCCTGTTCCAAGTAATGCCATTTCAAAAAATACATGACGCATAATTGTTATAGCTTTACTTTCTTCTAACTGATCGTGTATCAGTTTTTGCATTTGTTCTGCAGCCATTCTTGCTGGTTCTATTTGTGGTGAACCTGTATATGATGGCCCTTCTTCAAAACCTACATTCTCATACTCTTGATTTAAATTTTTCATTAAATCATTTACTGTAGCACCAGGTGGTATTGCAGCTCCATCACCAGGAAAACCATAAGGATCAGGTTGAGCTTGTTGCTCTTGCTGACCTTTAGCTTTCATATGTGCTCTTTCAGCTATATCTTCTGGTACAGATGTAGGAGATACTCCCAGAGGAAACTTACCTTGTGAGAATAAAACTTCTATTATCTGACCAAATGAAGCTAGTACTTTAGTCTTTGTTATTTTAACAAATACTCTAGACTTTTCATTTTCACGAAAAGCCATTTCTGGTCCATACAATCCTCTGTAGTTTCTATAGGCCTTTAACCATCTCTTCTCATCATAGATCTTAGATGTTTCAGCTTGTTGAAACTTACCTCTGATTAAACCAACTAAAGGATTACCTTCGGCTTCGTAGCCGCCATTATCTTTTTTTTCTTCATCCATAGATTACTTAATAAGACCTCTTGAAAGCATTTCTTCTGTAGTTAATTTACCTTTAGCTCTTTCTAATGCTCTTTTTCTAGCTTTTTTTAATTCTTCACTTCGTTCATCATCTCTATATTTTTTTTCTTCAAGTGGTGATTTTTCAAGATCTTGTAGTAAAATTTTTCTTAATTTTAATTCTACTTCAAGAGGCACATTTGAATATTTTTTATTTTTTTTAGTCATTAAAATTAGTAATCTCTTTCTTCTGCCATTCTAAAGATTGCTGGATCTACTTTTGACTTTGATTTACCTTTAGCATCATTACCATCACCAGCCATATCACCTTGATTTACTTTTGAATTAGGATCTATAGCCATTGGCTCATTTGGAGCTTTTGGTGCATCTGGTGCTAGTTCTCCGTGCATGTATCTTTTCATCATTTGGGTTTTCTCCTCTTAGTTTTTTTATTATTTTTTTTATTATATTTCTTTTTT